CGAATAGTGGAAGACTCGTGGGACTGGTCTGCCCTTAGGACTACCCTAACGATTACTACTACTTCTGACATCTTCAATTACGTTCTTACTGGAAGCGAAAACAGAATCAAAGCACTTAATGTAATCAACGACACAGCTAATTTGTTTATGGAGTACAAGACAGCTACGTTTTTTGACGAAGCTTACTTGATCTCTGATCCACGCACAGGAGCGCCTACGTGCTACACATACAACGGCGTAGACAGTAACGGCGATACTCAGATTGACGTTTACCCTACTCCGGACAAAGAGTACACCATTCGTTTTAACTGTGTCAAAAGACAAGCTGATTTGTCAGCGGACTCAGACGAACTAACGGTGCCTTCAATGCCTGTAATTCACATGGCAATTGCTCTGTTGGCTCGTGAACGTGGTGAAACAGGCGGTACGTCTGCTCCTGAGTACTTTGCTATTGCTGACAGATACTTGTCTGATGCCATTGCACTAGACGCTCAAAAGCACCCAGAAGAAGTAATCTTCTATACGCCGTGAGGTAGTTATGGCTCAACAGTTACAAAGCATCAATCTTGTAGCTCCAGCGTTTAAGGGAATCAACACAGAAGATTCTCCACTGGCACAAGACCCTTCGTTTGCTGACATTGCTGACAACGCAGTGATTGACAAACGTGGTCGTATTGCGTCACGCAAAGGCTACAATGTTTTAACAACAAACAAAACTGTGCTAGGTACTGCTAAGATCAGAAGCATCAAAGAGTTTGAGGATAGTAGTGGTAACAGAAAAATATTCTCTGTAGGTAACAACAAGATTATCAGCGGTACGACAACATTGGTTGACGAAACTCCCGGCAGTTACACAATTACTGCTGATAATTGGAAGATGGTAAACTTTAATAATAAGATTTACTTTTTTCAACGTGGGTACGAACCGCTTGTTTATGATAACGCTGGTGCAGCTGTAGTTAAACTCAGTACTGTCAGCGGTGCTGCTGGTGTTGCTTCTACTATGTACGGCAACGAAGTCATACCGGCTTACGGCCGTCTTTGGACTGCGGACTTTAGCAGCGACAAGTCTACTATCTACTGGTCAGACCTGTTGATTGGACATGACTGGTCTGGCGGTACTAGCGGATCTATTGACGTGTCTAAGGTATGGCCTGACGGTTATGACGAAATTGTTGCACTAGCAGCACACAACGGACTCCTAATTATCTTTGGTAAGCACAGCATTATTGCTTACTCTGGTGCAGAAGCTCCAGCAACTATGGTGTTAGCAGACACGGTAGCAGGAGTAGGTTGCGTAGACAGGGACACTGTGCAGCACACTGGTACAGACGTGTTGTTCTTGTCACACACTGGTCTAAAAAGCTTTGGTAGAACAATACAAGAAAAGTCAATGCCTATCAGCAGTCTTTCAGGCAACGTAACAAAAGACATCATCGCACTGCTGCAGAATGAATCAGAGTTTTATAGGACTGTGTACAGCCCAGAAGAAGGCTTCTACTTATTAACCTTCACGGCTCAAGATACAACCTTTTGCTTCGATGTTAGAGGCACGCTAGAAAACGGTGCGTACCGTGTAACACGCTGGCCCGGCACAGGGTTTACGGCTTACGGTAGAAAAGAAGACGGGACGTTGTTGATTGGTAACGGCGAAGGCATTGGTGAGTACAGCGGCTATCAAGATAATGGTGAAAAATACCGTTTTAAATACTACAGTCCCGGTCTGACCTTTGGTGATCCTTCACGTTTGAAGATACTTAAAAAGTTACGTCCTACGATTGTTGGTGCTAACAGTGCCATTATGTTTCTTAAGTGGGCTTATGACTTTGGGACGTTTTTTCAAACAGCAGAGTTTACAGTAGGTAATCAGGTAACAGGCTACTTTAACGAAAGCGAGTACAACAGTACAGCAGAGTTTACAGGTGGTGATCTTACGTCACGCCGTGGTATAAACACTACCGGAGGCGGTGGAGTTATAACAATTGGGTTGGAAGCAGACATAGATGGTTCTGGTTTGTCTCTCCAAGAGATCAACGTATTAGCACTAATGGGTAAAGTACTATGAGTAACTATACAAAGACTACTGACTTTGCCGCTAAGGACAGTCTACCTTCCGGTGACAGCGGTAAAATCATTAAGGGCGCTGAGTTTGAAACAGAGTTTGACGCTATATCAACAGCTATCGCTACAAAGGCAGACATTGCTTCGCCTACCTTTACAGGTACTGTGACAATTCCTGCGTTGACTTTTACAGGTACGCTGTCAACAGGCACTATTGATGGAGGTACGTACTAATGTATCGTGTAGGTAATCAAACCTTTAATACTATTCAAGAAGCCCGTGCTTATGACTACGCAACTAACGGAACAATTGATAACGTCCAAAGCGCAGCTACTCCTGCTACGCGCAACATTACTATGCCCGATGGAAGAACTATGTCAGTTCGTGCTGATGATCCCCGTTTACAAGGGCTTTCAGACGCAGAAGCTGCTCAAAAAATACTAGGTAATTCTACAGTTACTGACATGACTGCTACGAAAACAGGCGCTAACGTAGGAACGGCGACATCTTCTGCCACTCCGGGAACTTCTGACTCAATTTTAGATGACTTATTAGGAATTGGAGGATCGGCAGCTGCTTTTGGTCTTTTAAAAACAGCTTATGATAACTTAGGAGGTTTAGGCTCAAACGCTCAAGACTTTGCTGAAACTCTTGCAGCGCAACAAATGCAGCAAGCGCAGTTCCAGCCTTACACTATTACTACTGCTACTGGCGGTGAGTTTGGGACTGAAATAACTCCTGTTCAAAGAACGTACACTGATCCCGTTACAGGAGAAACAAAGAGCATTACAGAGCAACAACTCAGCACCACAATGGATTTGTCTCCTGAAGAGTTGGCCATACAAAGAGGTCTCTTAGGACGTGCTGGACGCATGTTTGGTCCTACTCCGGGCGCTGCTCAGTTACAACAAGCAGGTCTAGGAGCTTTAGGCAGGGGTCAGCAGTTGATGGCTACTCCTACTTTTGGTATTGATCCTACAAGAGCTGCAGCTGAACAAGCCTTTGGCCTTGGTGGTAGATTTATGACTGCCGCTGAAGGACAGCCTGCAGACATTAACCTCTTACGTGGACAGTTTGCAGGACAAGTGCCCGGACTTTTAACTCAAGAGCCTAGTGCTGGTATTGGTTCACTAGGGCAACAAGCTTTGGGTCTAGGGACAGGCCAGCTCGGTCAGGGTGTAACAGATGTTACTCAGACGTTTGCTGGTATAAGACCTCCTGAAGTTCGTACAGGCGCAGGAGCCTTGGCTGCTAGAGGTTTAGGCTTAGGAATGGCTGGTCTTGATACAACTGCTCCTGCTGATGTAGAAGCATTGCGTGGACAGTATGGTGGTCTTGCAGGACAAGCAGCTGCAGATGTATTACGACCTACAGGCGCACGAGAAGCAGAAGTATTTGAGCGTATCAGAGCTACACAGCGACCTGAAGAAGAGCGCCAACGTCTTGCTTTGGAAGAGCGTCTAGCTGCACAGGGACGCCTTGGTGTGCGTTCAGCAGCCTTTGGTGGGGCTACCCCTGAACAACTTGCGTTGGCTACAGCACAAGAAGAAGCTCAGGACAGAGCATCCTTGTCTGCTATTCAGCAAGCTCAGGCAGAACGTCAGCGGGCTTTGGGTGAGGCTCAGGCATTCGGCGGCATGTTTACACAGCAGGCTGGTTTGTCAAGTCAGTTGCAGTCTCAGGCACAACAACGTGCTGCACAGCTGTCACAACTTGGGTTGTCTGCGGATCAAGTACAGTCTCAGATGAATGCAGAAGGCTTTGGTCGTCAGATGCAGTTGGCTGGTGCAGGACTACAGGCACAACAAGCGCAGTCTGCTTTGGAGTCTCAATCACAGCAACGAGCTACCCAGCTTGCACAGCTTGGTTTGTCCGCAGAACAGATCCAGTCACAGCTACAGTCAGAAGGTCTTGGAAGGGCTACTACTGCTGCTGGACAAACTGCTCAGTTGGCACAGCTTGCGGGAGGTCTTCAGGCTCAACAGGCAGGACTAGGCGCACAGTACGCGGGCTTAGGTGCAAACCTAGCACAACAACGACAAGCATTGAACACAGCACGTCAAGCACAGGCACTACAGGCAATGCAAGCAGGTCAAGGTCTCTTAGGAGGGGAACTTGGTCTACAAAGCGCACGTCAACAGCTTGGTCTTACTGCTCTTGGTGGCGCTTACTTGCCTCAGACACAGCTGTTACGTGCGTTGGCTCCCGGACAGACTGCGGCTGCAGCGGCACAACAAGCACAGTTGTACGGCACAGGACTCTTTGGAGAAGCAACTGCTTCTGGTATCGACGCATTGTTGGCTGCCGAACTTGGACGAGGCCAACTTATAGGAACCGCAGGTTCAGGACTTTTAGCAGGTCTTGTAGAACCCGGCGGTATCCTACAAAACTTAATTCCTTAAGGAGAAATCATGGCACGTTTTGGAAGAGATTTTGTAAGAGCAGCAACACAGCCCGCTTACATGGGGGGTTTGTTTGAAGCTTTTCGTGGCGTAGGGCAACTTCCAGCCAATGCAAGGGCGCAAAGAGAAAGGGAAGCTTTTAAACAACAGTTGTCTAGTTTTGACCCAAACACTGTAGAAGGGCTTCAGGGTTTGGCGAAGGTGTATCAAGCACAAGGAGACATACCCAGTGCAGCCAAACTTGCTACTGCTGCTAGAGACTTAGCAGCTCAAGAGGCAAGCTCACAGGCATTAGTTAATAGAAAAGCACAGGTCAAAACCCAAGCTGAAAACCTAGGTCTTGACAATCTAGCAGTACAGGTTGAAAACGTGACTGACCCTAAGGAACTTGGAGACCTTGTAGGCACTATGATTGATTATCGTCTCAAGAATATGCCAACGCAAACACCAGCCCAGCGTAAGCAGTTAGCTAGGCAGCGAGGTATTAGTGACAATTTATTTAACGAACTTGAACTAGGAAAAGCCCCTGACCAAGTGTTTAACGACGTTCTTACGGGTCAACGTGGTGGTGACATTGAGTTTTTCTTGAAGGACGGTGAAGTACTCCCTTTCCGTACCGAAGGTGGACAGGTATATGACAGAGAGAACAACACGTGGGTCTCTGCTCAACAAATGGGTCTACGCAAGGCTCCGCCTGAAGTTCAACGCATTGAAAACCTCAGCGGCACAATGGCTGAAAAAATCATGGGCGAAGGTGTTAAACGGCTGTCAGACGGGCTTGACGCTGCAAACAAAGCTGTAACCTCTGTCGAATCTATTGACACGTCCCTTGAAAACATTGACAACATGTTTACAGGCTATGGCGCTACGTTTAGAATGGACGTTGCCAGAGCAGCGCGTGTGGCGGGCATTGATATATCAGCTGCAGACCAGATAGAAAACACGGAAGAGTATGCTGCACTGGCGGGCAATCGTGTTGCTAAATACATTAC